GCTCCAGCCTTGGCCGGCTGATGACGGAGCCCAAGACGAAGGGCGAAGGCATCCTGTCTGTGGGTGCCAAGACCTATCTGCGCGAACTGGCAGCGCAGGAGTTGTTTGGGGTGGACTTCGAAGTCTCCAGCAAGCAGATGGAAAAAGGCATCCGCTGCGAGCCTGCCTCCATTGCCCTTCTGAACCGGGTACGCGGCCTGAGCCTCACGAAGAACACCGAGCGCCGCAGCGACGGCTTTCTCACGGGCGAGTGCGACCTGTTCAATAAGCCCGGCCAGCGCGGGCATGACCTGAAGACCTCTTGGTCCATCGCCACGTTCCCCATCCTGCCGCAGGACTGCGAGGACAAAGCCTATGCCTGGCAGATGGCCGGGTACATGAAGCTGTGGGACGCTGACGAGTGGGAAGTTAACTACGCGCTGGTCAACACACCCGATGACCTGATTGGCTACGAACCACAGACCCTGCATTTCGTGGACCACATCCCGGAACACCATCGGCTCACGACCTGGACGATCAAGCGGGATGCTGCCAAGGAAGCCCTGATCGAAGAGCGAGTGAAGGCGGCGCGGGATTACTACGCCGAGGTCATCGCGGAGTTTGACCGCTGCCACACGGCCGGCGAACTGATTCGTGCGGCAGCGCAGCAGGAGGCGGCATGAGCTACGCCGATTTCGTCACACGCAAGCTGTCCACGGTTTGCCCGACCGGGATTACTGGCCGCGTGGTTCTGCCGCCTTCGCTGTTCGATCATCAACGGACCTTGACTGAATGGGCGCTCAAGCGGGGCCGGTCGGCCATCTTCGCGGACACCGGGCTGGGCAAGTCGCGCATGGAGCTGGCATGGGCCGATGCGGTCCACAAACACACCGGCCAGCCAGTCATCATCCTTGCGCCTTTGGCCGTGGCACCGCAGACCGCCGCCGAGGGCCGTGCTATCGGGATTGATGTTGCCGTCTGCCGGGATGCATCCGATGTGTCGCCAGGCATCAACATCACGAACTATGACCGCATCCATCGGTTCGATACGTCAATCTTCGGCGGTGTCGTGTTGGACGAGTCCAGCATCATCAAGCATCACGACGCGAAGACTTTTTCGACTCTGACCGAGGCATTCCGCAATACGCCCTTCAAGCTGCCAGCGACGGCTACCCCGGCCCCGAATGACTGGACGGAGCTGGGCACACATGCCGAGTTCCTTGGAATCTGCACCATGCAGGAAATGCTGGCCGAGTTCTTCACCCATGACGGCGGGGATACCTCTGTCTGGAGGCTCAAGGGCCACGCCCGGCAACTGTTCTGGCGCTGGGTCGTGTCCTGGGGCGCACTGATCCGCAAGCCTTCGGACATTGGCTATGACGATGGCGCCTACAACCTACCTCCCCTGCACTTGCATGAGCATCAGGTCGAGGTCGATATGCCCACGAATGGGATGCTGTTTGCCATGGAGGCGCAGACCCTGAGCGAGCGCCGTGATGCCCGCCGCATGTCGATGAAGGATAGGATTTCTGAGTGTGTCTCTTTCGTGAGAGGACTATGGGCCGACCCTACAAACTCGGGCGACCGCTCACAAGAGCAGAGCGAACCGAACGCCAAAAAGCATGGCGAACAGCAAACAAGGATCGGCTCAACCGAGAACGAAGGGAGCGATACACCATGGACGCTGAGTGGAGAACCTACAAGGCAGACGAAGCCAAAAAGCGGCCGGAAGGGTCATGGCGCGACTCGCACTACAAGCGGAAATACGGCATCAGCAAGGTTGAATACCACCGAATGCTTGACGAGCAGCGCGGTGGATGTGCAATCTGCGGGAGCGCACGCGCCGACAAGACCGGTCGAATGCTCGCCGTCGATCACTGCCACTCGACGGGCCGAGTCAGAGGGCTGCTTTGCTACGCATGCAACCTTGCAATCGCCAAGCTGCGGGACGATCCACAACTCGCCGAAAGAGCCGCGCAATACCTTAGAGCCGGTTCTCATTTGGTGTGACCTAAACGCAGAGCAGGACGCGCTCAAACGCGCGTTTGGTGATCTGGCGTTCTCCGTCCAGGGGAGCGATTCCGCCGACGAGAAGGAAGCCGCCATCCGTGGATGGCTCGCTGGCGAGCGGCCGATCATGATTAGCAAGCCCTCGATCATGGGATGGGGACTCAACTTCCAGCATTGCCGCTACATGGCGTTCGTGGGCGTGACCGACTCCTACGAAGCCTATTACCAAGCTGTCCGCCGGTGCTGGCGGTTTGGCCAGAAGCGCGATGTGCATGTGCATATCTTCTCCAGCAAGGCCGAGGGCGCTGTCGTGGCGAACTTGAAGCGCAAGGAACGCGAAGCCGCGCAAATGGCTGAAAGCCTGTCCGCTGAAACCCGCGATGCCGTGATGGCGGAAGTCACCGGCTCAACCCGTCAAACCAACGCACACAACGCCAGCAAGGCCGTGAATGTGCCGCACTTTCTGAGGACTGCATGAGCGCAGTAATTGGACCGGACCATCCGCACTATCGCGGCGGCAAGACCCGAGACGGGTTTGGATACGTCCAACTCTCGTCCATGGTGCACGGCAAGGACTGGCGCAAGCGCGAGCATCGCGTCGTGATGGAGCGCGTTCTAGGGCGCGCCCTGTTGCCGTCCGAAGTCGTACATCACATCAACGGCGACAAGGCCGACAACCGCCCCGAGAACCTTGAAGTCCTGGGCCGAGCCGAACACGCACGCGAGCATCACGCACTCGGCCGGAATTTGGTCTGCGAATGCTGCGGTGCCGCCAAGTGGTACAGCCCCGCCAACATCGCCCGCATGAATGGCAACGGGGGCTACGTCTGCCGCCCTTGCCGACGCATCAAGAAGGAAGCCTAAATGCCTTGCATCGATCAAGTTATGACGGATCGCTATACGGCGATTCATGGTGATGCCATCGAAGCCATCGCCGACCTGCCGGACCAGTGCATCGGCTATTCGATCTTCTCGCCGCCTTTTGCGTCGTTGTATACGTACAGCAATTCTCCCCGCGATATGGGCAACGTGCGGAACGATAAGGAGTTTTACGAACACTTCGATTTTCTGATTGCCCAACTGCGCCGCGTGATGATGCCGGGCCGGGATGTGTCCTTTCACTGCATGGACATGCCAGCCAGCAAAGAACGCGACGGATACATCGGGCTCAAGGACTTCCCCGGCGACCTCCTGCGGGCCTTCCAGCGGCACGGGTTCATTTTCCATTCCAAGGTAACGATCTGGAAAGACCCAGTAACGGCCATGCAGCGCACGAAGGCCCTGGGCCTGCTGCACAAGTCCGTGCGCGAGAACGCGGCCATGTGCCGCCAAGGCATCCCGGATTACCTCATAACCGTCCGCACGCCCGGTGAGCAGGCGCAGCGGGTCACGCATACGGATTACCCGGTGGACCAGTGGCAGAAGGTGGCGTCCCCGGTTTGGATGGACATTAACCCGTCCGACACGCTCCAGTACCGCAGCGCCCGCGAGCATGACGATGAGCGCCATATCTGCCCGCTGCAACTCGAAGTCATCCGGCGCGGCATCGTGCTTTGGACGAATCCGGGGGACATTGTGCTGTCCCCCTTCATGGGCATCGGCTCGGAAGGATTCGTGGCGCTAGAACAGGGGCGCAAGTTCGTGGGCGTCGAACTCAAGAAGTCTTATTTCGATCAGGCCGTAAAGAACCTTGAGGCGGCAACCCGAGAGGCAACTCAGGAGTTGTTTGCAGCATGACCACTCTCCTGCAAGACCTGGAGGCGGCGAAGGACGCGCTGGACAAGCTGTCTCACTACGCCGAATGCCAAGTCGCTGCGTTTTCGTCGGGCCGACCGCACCTTGACCTGACGCTGTTCCCCAGCCTCTGCCGTGATGCCCGTGCCAATCTCTCGCGCCTCACCGCCCGCATCGAGGAAGTGAAACAAGCGCAGCCGGTGGATGTGGACAGCTTGGAGTTGCCACGTACACCGGACCCACAAACGCTCATTACTGAGGTGGATGTTGGCTCCCGCGCCTATACCGATTGGCAGATGCGCGACTACGCCCGCGCAGCCCTGCGCATGCACTTGGAGAAGAAGCAATGACTCAACCCAAAGGAAACACCATGAACCTCAATGACCTGACCATCGGCCAAGCCCGCGAGCTGGCCGCACTCTTCGGCAGCGCGCAAGCCCCCAAGCCCGCACATCCCTTCATCGGCCACTTCGTCATCGCTCGCTGCTACGCCGCTGGCGTCCATGCGGGCGTCGTGGAGAGTGTGGATGGTGAAAACGTCATCCTGCGCGACTCCGTGCGTCTGTGGTCGTGGAAGGCCCAAGACGGCATTGCGCTGTCCGGCGTGGCGCAGCATGGCCTGGACCGCAGCAAGAGCAGGATTGACACTCTGAACCCGCTCATCTACTTGACCGGCGTGTGCGAGTTGATTCCGTGCAGCGGTAAGGCTCGGGAGAGCATCTGTGGCTAAGAAGGTTTTTCAAGCCAGTTCCGGCTACGGCAACGGCTACGGCTCCGGCGACGGCGACGGCGACGGCTCCGGCTGCGGCTCCGGCGACGGCTACGGCTACGGCTCCGGCGACGGCGGCGCTGACGGCTCCGGCTCCGGCTACGGCTACGGCGACGGCGGCGGCTACGGTTACGGCGAGGGCTGCGGCTACGGCTCCGGCGACGGCTCCGGCTCCGGCGACGGTTGAAGCAATGACTACCAAGACCGAAGCCGAGCGGCTGGCTGACATTTTGGACGCCGATGTGCCGATTGACTACGCCGAGGTTTCCGCCGAACTGCGCCGCCTGTCCAAAGTGGAAGCCGACCACACGGCGCTGTTGCGCGAGGCGAGGGATAAGCTGGAGAAAGTAGCTGAGGCTATGCCGTTCCCGGTTGCCGCTGCCACCCTCGCCAAGCTGGACGCTGCACTTGTGAAGGAGCAAGCATGACTGAAGAACTGAAGCCCTGCCCATTTTGCAGTGGTAAAGCGGAAATGGAGCGACCCGGCACACCCCGGCAATCGTGCATCGTGGCCTGCACCGACTGTGGAGCCCGCCATGAAGGGCCGGACGAAGGTGTAAACAGTGGCGCAGCATGGAACCGCCGCGCCCCCGAAGCCAGCGCCAGCGGGGATGCGGAGGCGCTGCACTCCGAACTGACACCGTGCATGGAGGAAGCGCCTCTTGTGGTCGTGCGGTTCTTCATCGAGAGCCGTCGAATTATTGGCACGCTTGACCAGCAGGCGCTGGACGCTCACGACAACGTGAACAAGGGTATAGCCGCCCTTCGCCGCCTCGCCACCGAGAACGCCGCGCTGAGAGCAGCCAGCGCACCCGCAGTGCCTCCCTCTCTTATTGCCGACCCTGCCCGCGTCATTGAATGGGCGCGAAGCAATCCCCGCAAGCCCGCACAGACGGCCTTCACCGATGGCCCCGAGCGCCAGGCCGCGTACTGGATTGAGTGGGCGCAGACTGAGGCCGAGAGCGCACCCGCAGTGCCGCCCCAAGCCTACGAGCAGCGCCTTGCCGAAGTGATGCCGCTGTTCCAAGAGGCTCGGGATGCGCTCCCCGCTATCTCCACGTCCGCCGCCAAGCTGCACGGGGTCAGCCTGACCCTGGCCGAGCGCATGGATGCTGTCGGCACGAAAGACTGGCGTACCGCCTCCCCCGCACCGCAGCCCTCACTGGATGTGGAGAAGGACTGGCTCGCCCGCGCTTCGCTGGGAGGCAAGGAATGAGCGACCCGACCCTACCCCCGCTGCCGGAGCCGTACTGCCGCCCGCAAGGATTGGCTGGTAAGCCGCTCTACACCGCCGATCAACTCCGAGCCGCCCAGCTTGCGGCTATTGAGCCGTACAGGCGGGATGCGGAGCGGTATCGGTGGATGAATGCGAACAGCGGGGGAACGCTCGCCGCCGAAGTGGATGCAGGAATGACGAAGGACCGCGCCATGCGCCAAGAAGGAGAGAAGTGATGGACTACCTCAAGCTTATCTGGTGCGCCCTTCACGGCCACGGTGGCATGGCGGCCACGCCCGACCCGAAGATGTGCCGCTGCAAGAAGTGCGGCGCAACGGTCCGCGTGTGGCCTTGGAAGGATTAACGATGGAACTCGCACCCGCACAACGTCTCGCCATTTGGGCGAAGCACCAGAAGCCGAAAGCTTATGCAGGCAGCGACATGATGCGCGACGACTTGCTGGCGCTCCTGGCAGAAGTGGACCGCATGGCAGAGCTTCTTTACAACCTGCACATCAAGCCTGACGCCAAGGCGGGGGAGGGGATGAAGTGAGAGACGACAACGACGAAGCGCCCGACGGCATCTTGCCGATGAAGGGCCGACCGCCTAAAGACGTCATGGCGCTGACGATCTTGATGAAGGAATGGCTCCAAGGCGTCATCTGTGATGCCCACACTGGAATCGACAGCGGCATGGGTTTCAACGCCTCTGATCTGTGGATCAAGATGGGCGGCAAGGAGGTCCACATACGCATTCAGGAAACGGCTGGGGAGGGGATGAAGTGACTGAACTACTGACGCTAGAAGACATTGCCCGCCGCTGGAAGGTGGCAAAGGAATACGCCCAGCGTTACCTGGTCAAACGGCCAGGTTTTCCCGACCCTGCGCCGGGTTCTACCCGCAAGAACAAGCGGTGGAAACAGGAGGACATTGAACGCTTTTTGCGCGAGGAACACGCCTGAATTCCCACCAAATTGCCCACGAATCGAATTTTCTCCAGTGGCTTCGATTCCGGCCTCCGGCACCACACTAGGGCCGCATTCAGTCTGGTTTGTGCCTCTTCCCTCTGGAAAACTACCCATCCGAACTGTTGCGGTAGGATTCATCCCACTAAATGCCCACGAAATAGTGGGCAACTCGGGAGAGTGGGATGCACATCAAAAAGGTGGGCGACAAATGGCGCTGCTTTGTCGAGAAGCATGGCCTGCGCCCTTCCAAGACTTTCGACTCCAAGATCGAAGCGCAGAGGTGGGGCCGGGATACGGAGATTGAGCTAGACGCGCTCAAAGGTTCGCGGGGCAAGACCTTTGGTGCGGCTGTAGCCCACTACCTCAAGACCGTGAGTATTCTCAAGGTGGATGCCGTGGAATGGGAGCGCCGCAGGTTTGCCGCCATGGCCGAGTTCTTCGGCGAAAACACGCCTCTAGCCAAAGTCACCACGGACAAGATCAGCGCGTGGAAGTCTGATCGGCTAAAAACGGTGAAGGGCTCAACAGTCTTACGGGAAAAGAACCTCCTGCAAAACCTGTTCACCACAGCAGTCAACGAATGGAAGTGGATTCCGGCTGACCCGTGCAAGGGCATTAAGTGGCCGCAGGAGTCTGAGGCAAAGGAACTCATTTGGGGGTGGCGAGACATTCGCCGAGTGATTCGCTACTGCCAGCAAGGAGGCCCAAAGCAGCAGGAAGTGGGATGGGCGTTTCACATCGCCCTGCGCACGGGAATGCGCCTCAATGAAGTGCTGGCTGCAAAGCTAGCCGGGCCGGTCGCCATCTTGCCCCGCGAGAAAACCTCCGGCACTGACCCCAAACCCGTGAAGGTTCCCTTAACCAGGCACGGGCGCAGGCTCATATCCAACTCGCCGCTTTTCACCGTGGGGGCTAACGAAGCCTCTACGCTGTTTTCTGACCTGACAGCCGAACTTGGAATTCGTCAGAAGGGCAAGAAGGGCTTGACGTTCCACGACACACGAGCAACGTTTTGCACGCTCATGGCTAGGAAAGTGGACGTACTAACGCTGGCTCAGCTGTCACGCCACAGGGACATCAACATGCTGCGCGACAGGTACTACCGCGAGACAGCCGAGCAGATAGCCGCCCGCTTGCGATGAAAAAGCCCCCAGCCCCGAAGGGCCAGGGGCAAGCCGCCGAAGAGGCCCTCAGGAGAACTCGTTACTTGCCTGCCCCAATGGCAGACTGCACCGCACCGGCCAGCGCATCGGTCTTGCGCTCAGAGCCCATAGAGCCGCCGTAGATGAAATTCACCACGGTCTGCGCATTGGCTGCGACATAGCCCACCACCGAGCCCACAAGGCCGGAGATAGCCGCCACGGTGGATACGTCCTTGATCGTGATACCGCCTTGCAGCAGCTGCCAGCAGCCGTAGAGGACTGCGGCCATGATCGCGGCGAAGCTCAGCAGAATCACCCCGGCAATCCACCATGCCGCATCACGGGTGGAATTGTTTTTGCGGGCGTCCTTCCTGTCGTCCACTTCGGACAGGGCCATCGCGGCGTCGTGGTCTGCATTGAGCTTGGCAAGGTCGATGCCTTGCTGGCCCATGATCTCGGTGTGCTTCTGGTCGGCAGCGCGGACAGCGGCCATCACATCTGGCGTCATGCCGCCCGTCTGGACGACTTTGGTGATGGCGTCTGCACCGGAGCCTGGCGCAAGGTTGAATGCGCTTTCAAGCGCGGTCACGGCCGCCCCAGCCAAAGGTCCGCCGAGCATCGTCGCCAAGGTCGGAGCCACCGAGCCTAGCGCCGTGGCGAGGGTCTTGAAAGTGTCGTTCATGCCGTCCTCATCATGTTGGCCGCAACCCGTCGAACCCACCCCCGGCCGAAGCGGGACCAGCGGGTATCGTCTAGATCGGTGTACGCAATCAGCCGCGCCGCATCGAAGCGAAACAGCAGGCGGTCGGCGGGAGTGGCTTGGATGGCTTGCAACGTGTGCGGCCCGAGAACGCCGTCCTCGGTCTGGCCGACTGCGTGCTGTAGCGTTTTCACCGCAGGCTTCACGCCTTGATTGACCGCCATGTCGAAGAGGTCGAACTTCAGGGCGTCAGGAACTGCGTCACAGCCAGCAGGCCCCCAGTAATCCCGCAGGTAGATCGTCTTGGCCCGCTCCAGCGTGAGGTTGGGAATGTCCTCGCCGGGATACGCCATCGCAGAAATTCCGTATTTCGTGCCCAGGCACTTGCCGTAGCCCACGGTGCCAGTCGTCCAGTTGCCTCGGTCGGTCGGGTCACTGCTGTAGCCGCCTTCGTTGCCCACCAGAGCCGTAAAAGCATCATCAAAGTTCATCGTTTTGCCTCTTTCTGGTTCTGGATGATGTGTTCCAGCTGCGCGTCGAACTTGTCGAATCGAGCTTGCAGTTCAATCCGAGGCACGTAGTCCTTTGCAAGTTGCACAGTTAGCAGCGTGATTTGCTGCTGCTGCGCCTGCACAGCGTTCCAGATGTTGTTGCACCACCAGCAGATGAAGGCAAAGACAACCGCCGCGAGAGCGTTGATGATCTGTTGCGTATTCATCCACTGGCCCTCTGGTTGCTTTCGCTCATCGCCGTTCGTGTCCATGCTGTCTCGTAGGCCTTGGCGCAGGTTGTCTTCGGAGGTCATTCGGTGTCCTCCGCATCCTCCGGCGTTTCTGGCGTGTCACACCAGTTGCACGGCTGGCCGCGCAGCACACCGAGGACCACGCGCTCGCAGGGGCAGTAGTGGTGCCACATGTCTATTCCTTGATGGACTCAGACACCGGCTTGAGTTCCATCAGCCGGGGCATGGCTCCCGCGACCTCTCGCCACGGACGCTCCATGAGGTAGTTCTTCAACCCCTCAAGAAGATCAGCAGGGATGACGTAGGCGGTTGGCGTTTCGGTAGGGTTCATTAGTTGTTCCATATCGGAATCCAGTACTGCCCGCCGTCAATGGTCACGCTTAGCCAGTTCGCAATCGTGTTGCTCACGCCAGGCTTGGCGACACCCCCGAGTGTCGGCGTTACAGCACCGCTGCTGAAACTGCCGCTCAACACCGTGCGCAGGCCGAAAAGCTCAATACCTCCAGTGTCGTTCAGGCGCGATTTGGTTGTCCCGGAAACGCTGTAGAACAGGCCGGTGCTGTCATAACCGAGCTGGCTTTTGGCGTTGGCATCGAAAGCAATGGTTTGCCCTTGTGCCATCTTGAACGCGGCTTGCCCAATCGTTACATGCGAAGTATCAAACCCCACCGAGAAAGACGACGACGTATCACCAGCGTTTTGCAGTCGTACACCGAACCCCGCCGCGCACCCTGCGCCGCCCGCGTTGTCCTTGCGCACAACGATGTCGATGCCAATGCGGTTATTGCTGGTGTCCGTGCCGTTTGCCGTGACATCAACCTCAAGGCCAACAGCGCCAGTTCCGGGATTGCCGCCGCTCTTGTCCACAACCTCTGACACGCCGCCCCAAGTCGGCCCAGTGCTGCGACGGATTCCTTTCAAATATCCGCCGACGTTCTGGCCCGCAGTGGCCGAGTTGTCCATCACGCCGACGACGGCCCATTCGTAATTCGCCACCCCCGAGCCTACGAATATGTCCGCCCGAATACCCGAAGACACAAACCCCGCCGTGCCGCCCGTGTGGTCCGCATTACGCCGGGTGTACTGCACCGCAAAGTCACTGCCACTCGTCCCGCTCTGCAGCAGCTGGCGCTTGGCCCCTGACGTGTAGCCGAGCGCCGTCGCGCCCGCACCGGTCAGAACGGCATCTGCGCTGATGTCCAGCACCGCGCCCGTCAGCGTCGGCGCGGTTCTCAGGAGGAACGTCCCCGCGTTGACCTCGATGTCGTGAAACGCAGCAGCGGCAGCCGTGAACGTCGCGGTGTCGCTCGCCACGCCAAGGCCGGTGGCGCCGAAATCTCGCACGCTCACGGTTTCGCGCAGTTTGTCCTGCACCGTTCGCGTCACGGCGCCAGTGCCGGAGGCGATAGCCGAGATTTGCACGGCAGTTGCCAGATTGATCGGGGCCAGGGTCGTCGGGTCAACGTTCTGCAGAGATTGCGCCGTCGCGTTCCAGCCAAGCAACTTCGTTGGCGATGGCACAGGAAGCTGCGCAGAGACTGAAGCCGGGTCCACGCCAGCCGGAAGTGTCAGGGTTCGGCCGTTGATTTCTGCCAGTTGCTGCACTTGAATCGCCAACTTGTCGTAGGCAGTTTCAAGTGTGCCGGCGTCAAACGAACCACCGGAGGGCAGGCTGGTGGTCTGCGAGTACGGCAGCGCGCCGATGATCGACAGCGTCTCTCCGGTCGCCAGCGGCGTTCCGCTGATCGGGTAGGTCACCGTGCCACCAGGCGAGCCAACCTGATCGGCATTGACAGCCACGCTGTAGTCCGAATCCAGAACCAGCGTCGACTGCACCGCGGCGGTGCTGACCTTCACCACTTGAATGTTGGTCTTGTCTAAGATCTTGAAGTAAAACGGGAAGGCCGTGGCAGCGCCGTTGCCATTGAACGGGCCGGCGCGTCGGCTGGTGCTGGGTACGGTCATGCGTAGGCGTCCTAGGATTCACCGCGAATCTAGGATCAACCTCAGCAGGCACGGGCACTATGGCCGAGGTCCGTGGCCCGTCACCAGCCCTCGGGCGAAATCGAAGACGTTTTCCGGCGACTCTTTGCCCGTGCGCACGTTCTCCAGATACTGCAGGCTGGTGCCGATCTGACCCGCCCCCGGAAGGTGCAGGCCCATGCCGACCGCATTGGCGACATCCCGGATGGGCGAGCCCTTGCTTTCCTCGTCGCCCGTGGCCTTGTAGATGTCCTTGAGCGCCTGCACCATGGTGGCAACCCAGTTCTCAGGCGGAACCATCCCGGCGCCCTTGTAGCCCTCCACCATGCTGGCGGCGTCCCGCACGAACGGCACCTGCGCGGCCACCTCCTCGGCAATCGCCGCAGCCGACCAGTGGCCCCAGCTTTCGTCCTTCTTCTCGTCCGGGCCGCCCTTGAGAAGACCTGCCCAGATGGCCGGGACGATCAGCGCCATGAAGGTGCGAGCCAGCACCGGGGTGTTGCTGATACCCGCCGTGTGGAGCTTGTCCCAGGCGTCAGCCGTCTGGCCGTAGGTGTTGTTCATGAACCCATACAAGGTCGTGAACAGCTTCAGCCCCTCGCTGTCGGTGTTGAGCACCATTGACCGGCCGGCCTCGATGTTCGTGCCATGGGCTTCCCGCACCACCTTGTCGGCATAGGCGACCGCCTGCTCATGGGTCATAGGCTGGCCGGTCCCGCCTTGGCTGACCGGAATGCCCTCGGTAACCGCACGGTCATAGGCAGCGTGCGCGGTAGGCACGGCGGTCATCATGTCCGACCAGGCCACCGCAGCGTGGCCAAAGCGCTCGGCTTGGGCCAGCTTGGAGTCCTTTTCGAACAGCGCATGCGATGTCGCCCGGAAGTCCCGGTCCTGCTGCATCAGGCGCGCCCGAATCTCCGGGAACTTCTCTTTGGCCTCGGCGATCTGGTTGGAATAGTCGTGGCCCATGGCGGCCATGCGGCTGGCCAGGTACTTCTCGCCGCCCCCAGCGAAATAGCCCATGGTCTTGATGCCGGCCGAGCCGCCGTGCTTGAGCACAGTCGTCGCACGGAAAGCGATGGCGTTGATCACCATCCCGGTGCGGGTCCACTGCAGGAACTTGCCCAACGCGCCGACACTGCGGTCCATGTTGTTGGAGTTCGCCAGCCGCCCCAGCCACTCCTGCAGCGATTTGTAGGCCTCCCGGCCGTACGCCTCACGGAATGCCTTGCGGAACTCCGGGTGCTCAATGATCTTGTGTGCGTCAATGAGGGGTTCGCGGTACGCCAGATCGTGAATCGACTCCTGCAGCTTGCGAGCGACGTCCCCGTAGTCCAGGCTGACCCGGTCGGTGTATCCGGCCACCCGGGCATTCATGGAGCCGTTCGTCGGGGTATTGCGGCTGTAGTAGTCGCGGCCGAACAGCCCAGCGCTCGGGTCAATGGCCTCGCCTGCGGCCTGACGCTCGCCGCGCTTGGAGCGAAGTGCGTCATAGGTGATCGCCGCATAGCCGCCGCGCACCTTCAGCAGTTGGCCGTCTGCCGTACTGACGTTGAAGCCTCGGGCCGGGATCTTCTCCGGGATGGTCTGACCCAAGCGGCGATACATCGCCTCGGTTTCTGGCCAGTGCTTTTCGTACAGGTCCCACACCGACTGCACCGCATGCCAGTCGTTGGCGGTCATGTTGTCCTTCAAGAACTGCATGACCGCTTCGGGCTGCCATCCCCAGCCTTTGGTGAGCTTGTCGAAGTTGGACTCGTTGCCCACATGCAGCGCCATGCCCAGCATGCGCCCGCGTGTGAAGGCCATTGGCCGCCCCAGGTCCGGGTCCACCAGGGTGGTGTTCGTCACCGGGTCGTGCAGCGACTCCTGCCACGCTTTGCCCAGCTTCTCAGCCATGTCACCGAAGTCCTTGGACAGGCCCTTGAGCATGTCCACCTTGCGATAGTTGGCCCGCATGATCGGCTCAAAGATCGCCCGGCCAAACGGCCCCAGAATTTCGTGACGATCGTACTCGTTGCGCTTGAATTCGATTGGCTTGAGCTGAGCGCCGACGGCCCGCAGGAACGACGAAAACTCGCTCAGGGCAACCTTGAAGAAGTTGCCTGTGGGCTTCTCCAGCAGTTGCTCGGGCGTGAAGTTCTGCCCCCGCTCTTGGATCTTGGGCACCAGTTCGCCGGTCACGAAAGCGTCCAAGTCTTGCTTTCGGCCATCCACGGTGATGGTCTTGCGCTCCCGCCCCACCTGCTCCAGCGCCTTCAAGCTGTCGACCATCCCCCGGAACTGTTCGACGGTCAGTTCCTTGTAAGGCTTGCGCACCCTGGGGTCAGCGGCCTCGGGCGATACGCTGGGGTTGTAGCCCGCAGCGCGCTGCGCCTCCAGCCAGTTCTGCAGATTCACCTGCTCGCGGGTCGGCTCTCCATCGGGCGGCGGGTTCTTGCGGAAGTCGAACCTGTCCAACAAGTCGTCAATCTGGTCGCGCACGTCCAGGTCAATCTGGGCGCGCACGCTGTCCTTGCTGAACTTGGCGATGTAGTCCAGCGCCTTGCGCACTTCCTCCTGCGCGTCCCGGGCCACCTTGTAGAGGCGGTTGTTCAGCAGGGCCGAGCGCTGGGCCTGCACGGCGGCTGCCGGGTCTTTCGGTGCCGCCTTGAGCATGGCCTTGTTGGCCCTGGCTTCGGCGGCCGAGTAATCCTCGGGGCGCAGGTCGCCGATGGCCTTGCCGGCGATGATCTGCTGTGCCGCTTCCTTGGCCGCTGCGGCAAGCTCGCGCGCCGGCACTTGGCTCTTCGTGAGAATCTTCAGGCCCGTGGCCATGAATCTGGCCCGGGCGTCGTTGTGTATCGCCGCCTCGGCTGCGCGCTCGATGGACTTCGGGTCCGTGAGCTCGCCGTGCTCCTGCAGCATGCGCAGGTCAGTGAGGTTGTCGATCAGGGTGTCGCGGTCACCCATCTCGCGGATGGCGTTGTGCATCGCTTCCACGGTCTGGAAACCGTGCGCCTCGGCAACCAGTTGGGCGTTCATGTCAGCCGACAGCGGGCTGGCCTCGTGCTGGGCCTCGAGTTGCTCCAGCGCCGCCTTGGCATTCATGGCCGGGGACTCGTCGACTTCCTTTGTGACTTCCTCGCGGATGGCCTTGCGCGCGGCGTTGGCCTCGCCCTGCAGCTTCCTGAGCATGGCGTTCTTCGCGTTGGACAGCCAGCGCATGTCTCGGATGCTGCGCGCTCCCATCTCGCTGATGGCCTCCTGCGTGGCCTCCTGCCCCATCGCGTGGTAGTCCTGGGCGTCCTTGGGGTCAGTGCCCTCGGGCAGCTTGTCCAGGCCGAAGTAGCCCCGGGTCTGCTCGGCCTCGCGGATGGCGTCTTCGCTCGCCAGCAGGCGGTCCATCACGGTCCGCACTTCTGGCGTCAGTTCGACATTCAGCGCCTTGAGGCTCTGGTAGACCGACAGCATCCACGAACGGATGCGCCCGAAGATTCCCTGCAGTTCCTGGGTGGGCGCCTTGCCTTCCATCAGGTACGCCTCAAAGCCTCGCGCGAAGTTCTCGTGGTGCGGCCTTTGCTCATCGACCGACATCTTGTGCCAGTCCTCCAGCGAGTTCACGCCGAACCACTTTAGGAGGGTGTTGCTGTCGCGAATCAGGCCCAGCTCGCCCGGGGTTGCGTCGGCCACGCCCACGCGGGCAATGCGCTCACGAATCTCCCGCGCCAGGTTGAACTGCGTCTCCAGCGCGAAATGCCCGAGTTCATGCGAAAACGTACTTAGGTCCGCGTCCTTCAGCAGGCTGATGGTGCCGGTGTCGGGGTTGAAGCTGCCTCGCGCTTGCTGCTCCAGCTCCTTGTCGGGCGCCACTCGGTACATGCTCTCCGATGTCGTGAAGGCGCGATTCTTGCCCTTGTTCTCCACAAACCCGAAGCGCTTGTAGAACTGCTTCAGGCGCTTGACGTTGCCGCCAAAGTCGCCGGCCGGCGTCAGTGCAACGTGCTGCCCGGTGGCGTCGGCGTAGCGCGTCAGAGCCTCCATGGCGGCAGTGCCTTTACCCTGCCCGCGCTCGCCCTCGGGGACCACAATCTGCCCCACGGTGATGACGCCGTCCTTCTCGGTGATCGCGTGCTTGATGCCCGCCGCATCCCACTGGTCGCGCACGTCCTGCAGCGAAGGTGCGGACTGGTCCAGCACCCCACCCGGCCGCACCCGCGATTGCCCACCCTGCACACTGAACCCCGACTTGTCGAACAGCTCGCGCGGCGTCATCCCGGCACGTTCGGACATCGTCGCAAAGAACGTGCGCGCGAGTTCCGCCTCCACCTTCGCCGCAGCCGGGGTCCGGCCTGCCTCCTGCAACTGCTGCGCGACCGTGTCCCGAATTTCGTCCGCCTCGGAGCGCCGCTGCAACTCGTCGGTCTTGCCGGCGATGGCTGATTCGGCCGTCTTCTGGAACTGCTCGACTTGGGTCTGGTAGTAGTCCTGCGACTCCTTGACGGTCATGCCCTCCGGGTCCACACGCAGGACCGGGCGCAGGGCGTCGTCCAGCGGCGAGCCGGCAATGTGCGTCGCGTAATCCTCAATGGGGATGCGCACGTCGCCGCCCGTCTGCCGCGCTTCCGCCAAGCCCTTGGCCACCGCAGGCATGGTCTGCTGCAGGTCGCCGTCCGTCACGCCATGCTGCTGCATCACCGCGTCAAGCTCGGCGCCCTTGGCGTAGACCGCCTTTAGGGCATCAGGGTCCTCGGCCATTTTGCCCACCAGCTGCTTGAAGGTGGCCGGGTCGTGCTCCCGAAGTTCGGACTGCTCGGCCAGCGTGGAGAGTGTGTCCACAGCGCCCGCGGCCTTCTGCGCCGCTTCCGCCTTGGCCGCATCGATATAGGCCTGGCGGATCGCCGGATACAGGTTCGGCTCGGCACGCGGCCCCATGGCGCTGGCCATGCCCATCCCGATGATCCCGGACAACGCCAGTTCTTCGGGGTCAAACTTTTGCTGCAGGCTGTCCGGCAGCACCAGGTTCATCGCCTCCCGGGATGCCTCACCTTGGACGGCCCCGACGCCGAAGCCCGTAAGCACGCGAGTTGCCAGCCGCCCCGCCACGGACAAGGGCGCAGCGCCGCCCAAGGTGCTGACGGCGTACTGCGCCTGGGCTGCCCGGATGGCCGAGCCTGCGTCCCCCGTTGCCTCGTAGACCCGCTGCGCCGTGCCGATGGCATCGCTGGTCGCCGGGATCGCCATGACCTTCACGGCATGCTGCAGGTTCTGGGCGATGGCCGACAGCGCGGACGGCGCCTCGGCCAAGGCCGGCGCGGCACTCTCGCCGCCCGTCAGGACAATCTGGGCCAAGGTTCCGGCCAAGCCACCCACCGCATGCAACGCCCTGTGACCGAACCCCTGTCCGGGATCAAGCGCGGCTTGGTTGTCGGCCAGCGGCTGGACGAAGTGGGAAAACCACCAATCCTGCGCGCTCGTGTCCGTCTTGCCCGACAGGACACTGGCCGCCTTGTCATAGATCGTGGGCACTGCTCCGACGGCCAAACTGGCATTCTTGCCAAGGGTGTTGAAGGTTGACCCCAAGCCCGACGCGGTGTCATGCAGCACGTCCCCAACAAGGCTAGAGCCGTCATTGGTCGCGCCAAACGTGTACTTGATGACGTTCTCGATCTTGGCCAGCCGATCAGCATCCGGGTGCGCGAGCGCCGCAAACTCTTGGTCGGTAAACGCCTGACGGGTGGCCGGCGCGGTGCGCGTGGCGTCATCGATCTGCTGCACCCGGGCGGCATTCTGCAGGCTCGGAAGGGCCTGGACGGCAGCCGGCGGCACCCCGAGGGAGTCGGCCGCTTGGCGCTGCTTGACCACCTCGGCCGGGTTGGCCTGAACCCCTTGTGACAGGGAGGCCCGCAGCTTGACCTGCTGGTCGTCGGCCTGCGGTATCAGGTCCATGTACGGGTTGGACGTCGGCTGCGGCGCCGACTGCAGCCCACCGGTGGCGACGTTCGCGTCGGTGCCGGGGATCAGATCAAGGTACGGGTTTGGCATCAGGGCTTGCGCGCACGCGCCAGATAGGTGTTCTTGATCTCGATCTCGGTCGGCGCCCTGCCTTGCTTGGCCTGCCAGGCCTGCACGATCTGCTGACGGTCGCTCTGCGGCACCGGCGCATCAACAATCTGCCCGCGCTGGGTCGGACTGAGCGTGGCCAGCGGAACCGTCTTGTTGGACGAGAAAAAGCCAGGGTCCACCGTGACCTGCCGCCCCATCTCCTGCTGGATGTACTGCTGCTTCTCGTCTCGGGTCAGGGGCCGCTTCTTGTCGGTCTGCAATTGCTGCAGCCCGGCGTCGATGTTCTGGCGCAGCGTGGCGTAGGCGGACTGCGCGCTCCGGTTGGCCTTGAAGCCGGGGTCGGTCGGCGTCTTCAGGCCAAATTGCTGAGCGACCCCATTGAAGGTGTCGTTGTCCAGCTTGGCGTTCTTAACGTCGGCCGCGTTGTTAAGTTTGAGGCGCGCCGCCGCGACGTGCTGCACCTGCCCATCGCTCATGGTCAGGCGCAGGTTCTGCACGTCGTCCGGCGTGAGTTGGGCCAGCTTGTCCGGGTTGCTGATCAGGTCCAGGTAGTTGCCCATCGCGGTCTGGCCCTTGCCCCGGTCGGCGATGGCGTACTGGCGGTCCTGCAGGTTGGCGCGGGTGAGCTGCCGCGACAGCGCCCGGTCCTGCTGGCTCTGCAGGTGCTCGGTGATCTGCTCGCGGGTGTCGCCGTCGAGCTTTTGCCACTCGGGCATGGCCTGCATCTGCGCCAAGGACCCGCCGCCGTTGTAGGCGGCCAAGAGGCTGGACTTGTAACTGCGCTGCGCCGAGGTATGGGCTTCGTTGAACGCCTTGTAGTTTTGCGTGATCTGCGCCTCGGCAGCCTTCAAAGCCACCGGGTTGCCAGCGAACTTCTGTTGCGCCGCAGCGAGCATCTTGTCAATCGGGATGGCTGTTGCGCCCACGCTGGCGTCGGCCCCGTCAGGCATGTTGTCGTGCCAGATCTGATTGGCGCTGGTCATGCCGTCAGAACTCGACTTGGCGTCGTTCACCCCCTGCTGCAGCCTGGAGAACACCTCGGGCTTGATCTCGTCTTGGTGGGCGGCCAGGTATGCCGCAGCGCGGGTCGGGTCGCTCTGCTGCAGTTGCCCCACCATCCCGGCGTGCAGGCTGGACAGATACTGCTGGCGCAACTCGTTCACCACGTTCGGGTCAGGCGCGCCGTCGGGCGTGACCATCCCGTGCTCGCGGGCAAACTGCGGCAGGCTCTGGGTGATCGTCTGTGCCACCGCATCAGCGTCGTCCGGGTTGCCACTGCGAACCGCCGCGCCGATGTCGGCATTGATCTTGGCGTCCCAAGCAACCTGCGCGCCCCTGGAAACTTGCGCCTGCTGGTAGCGCCAGGCCTCATCCACGCGGGCCGAAGAGAACTGCGACAGTGACCGTGCGATGTAGCGCTGCTGCATCGGGCTCATGCCCGCGGTCGTGGTCTGGATCTGGTTATCCCACCAGTCTTTCACAGAATCGGCATAGCCTTTTTTTATGGGCTGACCGGTGTCGTCGGTGACGTACTGGCCGGTGTTGGGGTCTTTCACACCGTTCGCCGCCGTGAGGGAATACTTGGGCTGGTTTTGCGCTTGCCACTGGCCGAATGCGTCCTTGACCTTGCCGAGCGTGTCCCAGGCTTGGGCACGCATCTGCTGCATGTTCATGGTCGCGGCTTCTTGGCCGATGGCATCCAGCGCGCCACCGACCTTCTGCAAACCGCTGCTGACGTCGATATTGCTCTGGTAGACCGGCTGCAGGCCCTGCTCTTGAATGCCGACCGAATCTGCGACGGGAACTTGCGGCATGCGCGGTTACCCCATTTGCGGGTAGGTGCCCATCCCGGAGTTGGGCGTGGTCATGGAGTACCAGCGGCCGGACACTGACCCGGCCGTGCCCAGCACCGTCCCGAAGGCTCCGAGGGTGCCCTGCTGCTGCGCTGCCGCACCTTGGGCGCGGTCGTTCTGCGCCTGCACGTCGTAGCCGTAGGCTTGCCGGCCGGCGTTCGTGCGGGCGTTGGCCGCGTTCACCTCGCCGAAGTAGTCATTGTTGGCCTGCAGCTCGCCGGCCGTGCCCACGCCCAGGTCCACACCGTTGGCCGCGAGCCGGTTGCGCGTGGCGCCCTGCTGCATCGCCGCTTGCCTTTGGGCCTGCTGGGATTGCAGTTCGCCTTGGCGCTGGGCCTCCGTGGCCGCATAGCCCGCCATGGTGGCGTTGTTCTGGGCGATCTGGTTGGAGGTCTTGCCCTGCTGGTATTGGCCGTAGGCAGACAGAGCGCCGCCTGCCGCCGTGGCGGCCATGGAAGTCGCGGCCAATGCGCTGATGCCCGCACCACCTGCACCAGCAGCACCCGCCGCTAGCGGCGCCAGTGCACCCCCGCTCAAGATCGTGCCGCCAATCAGTGCGATAGGAATAAGTGCTTGTGCGCTGCACATGGTCAGGCCTTCATCTCAAATGGGTGGAACATCTCGCCTCCCGCAACCTCAACGGCCGGGTGCATGGTGAATCCGGCACGCTTGAGCCATCGCACCGCGTGCGTGTTGCGCGCGTGTACGGCATTGACCAAGTGCGGGAAGAGCCCGAGCATGCGGCGAATGTAGGGGCCGGTCAGCCGGACAAGGGCACGCCTGTTGGCCGGGACGGCATCGGTCCCCAGGAGCCACGGCAGGCCCCGAGGGTCAAGCATCGTGCCCGCCGGCGCAACTCCGAAGATCGCCGCAGGAGCGCCTTCCACCTCAGCCACCCAAGTCACGGCCGACGCAAGGACTGACGCCTGCAGCGCTTCTAGAGGCTCATGCCCCAGAGCGCGACATTCAGCCTGGTCGGCCACGCGCATCCTCGCCGCGACGGCCTCAACGTCTCCCGCCTGCAACGGGCGAATCTCAACCGCCGAACGCATAGTCCAGTACCACCGACAGCACCGTGAGCGGGACCGGGTCATCCTGCTGGATGCACAGTGCCCCGTCGCTGCCCCAGCCTGGCGTCACAGCAAAGCCGAGCTCGGCGGTACGCAGCGCCGGAGGCGAGCCGTAGTTGTCCGTCACCGACCGAGCGGGATAGGCCGTGAGCTTGCTAAAGGACGGCCCGGCCTTGATCAGGTTGGACTGATTGACGCGGATGCGTACCTTGTTCACGTTCTTGCGCAGGCCTTCCCCGAAGGTCGGGTCACCCACCACCAGAATCGGAAGCGTCTGCAGCTGCGTCACGTACTGCAGGCCGATCGTCACCTCCGTCGCCGCAGCCTGCAGCGTGATGCTGCCGCCCGTCACCGTCGCCGTCGGGAACACCGCCCCATTGGCGTAGACCTGCACCGTCTGGCCCTCCAGGTGGTACAGGCCGGAGATCGTGGTCGTGGACGCCCCGTTGTAGGTCAGGGCCGAGTCCGTGTAGAACGCATCGGCTTGGGCCGAGAAGATGCGCGTGTGCAGCCGCTCGATGTAGCGCACCGACTGGCCGTTGATCGTGCGGCGCACCACCGCATAGAGCACATCCTCAAAACCTTCGCTGACCACCGCTACGGACTCAAAGACACCCCCGCCGCCTGCCGTGTGCTGTGTCCAGCCATAGACCTGCTGCTCGGGCACGTAGGTCATGCACAGCAAAACACCGTCCGAGCGCACCAACCACACTTGGGGGATTGGCGCGCGCACGTAGGCCATCTCGACCATCGTGTAGCTGTTGAACAGATGCGGCGACATGATCGAGATGTCGATGGAGGTGTACGCCTGCGACTGCCAGTTGTAGGCGAGTTCCCGCACGCGCGAGCCTTGGGCCTGCACGTACAGCACCGAATTGTTCGTGCCGATCGGCTGCACGTTGCTTGCCCCCGAGTAGCCCTGCGGCTTGATGGTCAGGCTCGTCGGGGTGATGCTCGGCGCGTTCTCCGCGAAGATGCGGAACTCCCCCCCGACGGTGAGCGCGATCAGGTCGGCCAGAGGGATCAGATGACGGATGGCATTCTGCTGGCGGCTGGCGATGCGAAACAAAATCCCGTCGTCATCCTCACTCGGAAAGGAGTTCGTCAGGTTGTTGTCGGTTGCATTGCGCGTGGCCCAGATGTTCTGCGGATTGTTGTTGGTACCGGCGAACCATCTGCGCTGCTCGTAGTAAGTCACTGCCGCCGGGTAGTTGCCGGTGGCATCGTTGAGCGTGTAGATGCCGTTGGGCGGCGCTCGTGTAGTGTCCGGCAGGATGTTGTCGTCAACGACCGAAGTGCCGGTCGTCTGGCCGATGTAGCCATAGATCCCGCCGCGCAGCTTGTAGACCCGATAGCGCGTTGCTCCGGTCACAGCAGGCAGCGTGATGGTGTTGAAATTGCCCTGGATGGTCAGGTCGTTGTTGTCCGTGCCGGCGGGCGACGGCAGCGATTCCGTCACGCCGTCCGAGCCGATGTACGTATAGACGTAGGATTGCTGCACCGGCTTGCCCACAGTGGGATTCGTCACCACCGGACTGGGCGGACTGCCAGGCGCTGCCGGCGCCGTGAAGCTCACGGCGACCAAGCTCCAGCTGGCCGCTCCCAAGCGCCTGAGTTCTTGCGCCGGGTAACTCGGGTGCACGAGCGTCAGGACGTCGTTCTTCTGGACGTAGTGGATGTCGAACAGGTCTGTGTCCACGTAGGGCGTGGCGATCGTGTACACCCGCGCGACGGTCGTTCCCGTGGGCGTGACCACCGCACCCCAGAGGTCGGTGACCTTGAAGTTATTCGCGTCCACGACCTGACTCACGATCAGGAACCGGCCGCCCATGTAGACCCCGTCGCCCACCGAGTAGCCGTGCGCCGTGGCCGTGACCTGGTTGCCAGTGATCGCCGACACAGCGATGTTGGACTCAAGCAGCGTCTGGCCGTTGATGTGGAAGCGGGCGTATTGGTAGCCGAACTCGATGATCACCGTCTGCGTGGCGCTGAAAGCGAACGGGATCAGCCGCACCTTGTGGGCCGAGTCCCTTGCGCGCTGCACGAACCCGAAGCCAGGCCGGCGCGCTGCCGGGCCATGGGGAAGGACAACCGCATTCAGGCAGGTCGCCAGCCCGGTCTGGTACTTGGTGATGTCGATGCGGCCGAGCAGTTCCGGGGTGATTTCGCCCCCGGCAAACGATCGCCACAGTGCCCGCTGGCTCATGCCCTGGCCCGGATGTGCTCGGCAACGTGCTGGGCACGCTCAACCGAACTGTTCGCGTTGGACCCAGCCGCCCGGGCGTTCATCTCGAACGCCGATTTGCGGTACTGGATCGCCATGTTCACACCCTCCTGCCCCTTCACGATAGGGCCGGCAACATAGGACGCCAGCAGCATCTCGAAGGCCGACACGAAGAGCGGGCTGTACTTTGTGGTGTCGGTCACGTCGGCCGTGTACATCAGCACCGCGTTCGGCTCGTTCGTGAGCAGGATCTGTTGGCCGGTAGCCGTGGACTCCAGTTCGAAGTCGCTGCTGCCGCGTTCGGTGAACAGGTCGTCAATCAGCGCCCAGTCGGCGTAGTAGTTCAGGTAGGAGCCGGCCGGAAAGAACAGCCCCAGGTCATTGAGGTAGCCGATCTGCAACACCCGCAGGGCGTTGATCATGTCGGCCGGCACCGCGTAGGCGTACTCCCAGATCGTGCTGGGGTTGTCCACTTGGGCCAGCGAGATGCGGCGCTTGCTAAAGGCCCACTGCTGGTCCTCCAGCAGTTGCTTGCGCGCTTGGGCGTAGAAGCGTGCGCAGTGGCCGGCCTCGGCGCTGCCGTCCGGCGGCACCAGAGATGTCACCACCGCATCAGCGCCGACCATCGACAGCGCGCCGTTGGCGATGTCCACATCCGAAGCCACGGCTTACTCCCCGTACAGCACGCTGGCGCGGTCGCTGTCGGTGGTGCCTGCCGGCGTCATCGCCATTGCCACGAGCTTGATGGACAGGCTGACGTCCGGCGCGGTGCCCTCGGTTGCGGCTTCGCTGGCCTCCTCGGCTCGCGCGGTCATGCTGGTGACGACGGCATGGGCCTGCAGGGTGAAAGCGGTGCCGGGCGCCGGCATGCCCTTGATGCCCAGAGCTTCGACCTGCTCGTCGCTCAGGTAGATGCACGGGCAGCAGTCCTGCGACATCGGCATCGCGTAGTCGTCGCTCTTGACCTTGGTCATGTCGACCATCTGCATGGCGGTCTCCTTGGAAAAAGGGCCGCGCGTGGCGGCCCCTTGGGTTGCTAATTCAGCCGGCAGGCTTCAGAGGCCGTCGCCTTGGTCCGGCTGCGGGTCGGCAGGCGCGCCATCGCCATCGGTCGGCGCCGCGGGCGGCTTCTTGCCCTTGTGGGGCTTGAACCAGTCGCCTGCGCCGGCGTTGTCCGGCATGTCGAAGATGTCGCCCGGGTTGCGGATGACGTTGCCGTCGAACCCGACGGCGGTGGCAATGACGCGCATGTCTCAGGCCCTTTCGATCACAGCACCGTGTAGCCGATGCCGTAGGTCTTGTTCAGCTGCAGGTCCTTGGCGATGAAGGCCGTTGCAGCGCCAGCCGTCAGCGCAGCCGTGCCCACGCGGTAGGCCACCCGCAGATAGCGGTAGGTCTGCGAGTAGGGCGGGATGCGCGTGAGCAGCAGGTACTGGCCAGCGGCGGCGCCCGCAGCGTTGTAGGCCAGCGCCGGCCCGGACTCGATGTCGCTCCAGGTGGCGTTGTCGGGCGAGCCCTGCAGCACGGCCTGGATGGTCGCGCCGCCGGCAGAGGTGAGCGCCGTGGTCACGAGGACCGCGACCTTGACGTCGGAGCCGAGGCCCTCGTCCTGCGCCGTCAGCGTGTCCAGGACGTTGGTGGAGGCGGTGTCGCCGGTGCCCACTGCCAGCGACTGGGCGCTGGAGAAGGTTTCTTGGGAGTCGAGGATCATGGTGTGATCTCCTTGATGTGGGCTGGGGTTAGACCACGCGGGCTTCGGCCAGGGTGATCTGGTCCACGGTGCGCACCGGCACACCGAAGAACTTCAGGACACCGCCGCCGGACACGGAGGCCGGGCCGACGTTGCCGAAGGTGTTCACCGCCTCGGTGATGGACAGCGCGTTCTGCGACTTGTCCATGGCGCCGATGGACAGCATCTCCTTGACCGTACGGTTCGCGTACAGCACCGGCGTGCCCATTCCCATGAAGGGGATGCGGGCGAACGCCTTGAGCACCAGCTTGGTGATGTAGGTCGAGGCCGAGACGGCCTGCGTGCCGGTCAGGCCCGTCAGGTCGTTCTTGTCGATGTTGGCGATGCGCACCACGTAGCGCCAGTCGCGCACCGACAGGCCGCACTTCCACTGCCAGTGGTCCGCGTAGGCACGGAAGCGGTAGTTGTTGCTGTCGAAGGCGTCGATCAGGCCCAGGTCCTCGTGCTGCAGGCCAGCCTTGGAGCCCTTGGGGAAGATGCCGTGGACGGTGTTCTTGCCCCACACCACCAGCCACACCGAGGTGTTGTTGGAGCCGGTGCCGCCGCCGTCGATCACGTTCTGGCCGTTGGTGGCGCCCGAGATCGTGTTGTACCGCGGGGCCAGGCCCATGAAGCGCTCGGGGTTAACCGAGGTGTTGCCGTAGATCAGCGTCTGGGCCATGTTCTGGTTCATGGCTTCCAGGAAGGACTGCGCCTCCGACAGGCGGAAGTCGGCGGTGTTGCCGTTCAGCTCCGCGATGTCCTTGTCGATCTCCGCGCGGGTTTCCAGCATGCCGCACGCATCCTCGATCTGGGCGCGGGTGGATTTGCTGGGTTGCACGCCGGCATACAGCTGGCGCCAGGTGGTCGCCGGCAGGCCCGTACGCACGGTGGTGCGGTGGCCGGTCGGCAGGTTGCCCTCAAGCCAGGGCATGTCGAGGAGAACCTCGTTGCTCTGGTTGAGGAGTTCGACCACGGTTGCGGTCTTGCCGTCGGGATCGACGGACTTGGCCCAGTCGAGGAGAGTGACTCCACCGGATTTCGGAAGGGTTGCCATTTAGGGGCTCCTTAGGTCGCTTCGCAGCGATGCCGTTTAACGATCTAGCTCAGTCGAGGGGCGTTTCTCAACGATGCCTCTTCCTCGCTAGGCTTGGTTGGGGTACAGAACTTTCGCGGGGTCGCTCGGCACCGGCGGTGCGTCACCACGTCCCACGATCACCTTGTCTTCGCTGATGGCTTTGCCGATCTTCAGGAAGGCACGAACGAGCACGGGGTGATTCCCGAACCCGGTCGAATTCAGCAGCTCCTTCAACTCCGGCGATCCGAACTGCTCGACGGCCTTGCGGGCCAATGCCTGGTTCTCGGGGTTGCCGAGCTCCTTGTCCTTGGCGACCTCGTCGGACCATCCTTTCACCGTGCTCGCGTACGCCTCGGCCTCGGCCTGACGGCGCGCGACCTCAAAGTCCAGGACCTTCTGCGCGGCGTCTGGCGCCAGCTTCAAGTCCTTCGCGATCTCGGTGAACTTGTCCAGAGACGCCTGATCGACAGGCACATCCTTGGGCAGTTCGAACTTGTACTCGACCGGCTTGTCGTCGGCAGGCTTGCCGTCTTCGGGCTTGCCATCCTTGGACGCATCGGTCGTCGTATCGCCCGGCTTTGCGTCGGCGTTGGGCTGCTGGGCGTCCTGCGCCGCCGGAGCGGGTGCGGGCGCCGCAGCCGGCGCGTCGGCGCTCGGCGTGGCTTGGGGAGCTGCACTCCCCTGATCAGCGGTCTGCGTTCCCCCGGCTTCGTTGGAAACTGCGCCGGCCTGCGCGTCACTCATTTCTGAATTCCTTCAGCAGCTTGAGATACGCATCCGGTGTCACCTCAAGCAACTCGGCCTCAAGCCACAGGCCCACATCCCGCCGACCTTCGTTGAAGGCCATCGTCGATCCATTGGTATGGAAGGACGTGCGTCTGTTGCCCGTGCGCTCCAGGATCCGGGCTGCCAGTCGGCGGCCTTGAGGATGCGCCATCAGCCACTTGACGTCCTCCACCTCTTTGGTGCGCCTCGCCTTGCGTTCGACTTCCGCCGATTCGCGTCCGCGCTGCTGCTCTTCGAGGTCGAGTGGGTCTTCCATGACTGATTGACGCGGATTCTGGTGGCCCACTGCGCCACCACGGGCACCTCAGCCGGACACCTGAAACGACACCTTGGCGGCAGCCGTGGCGTTGGCGTTGCCCTTGATCACGAAGCTGCCGTTGGCCGGCACGACCGTCAGGATCTGGGTGAGCGTCGCGTCGTTGGACTGCAGGACGGCCGTCACATGGCTGGACGTCTTGCACAAGCTGTTCGTGACCGTGACGCTGGACGCGCCGGCCGCGATGGACACCTGCCCGCGCAGGGTGTTCATGGGCACGTTGCCAGGCGTTGCGGAGGCATCGACAGCCCCCGAGGTCGGACCGTACACGGCGGGGAACAGGTACTCCTGTTTGTCCGCGCCTTGCAGGCCCACGATGGCGCCGGTGTTGACGTCCACCAGCGCGGCGACGGGGATCAGCTTGTAGGTGCTCATTGGGAAAACTCCGGTGATGGGCTGCCGTAGCCCTGAAACTGATTCATCAGGTCCTTGACGTTGTTGGGGTCGATCCCCGCGACGTTCTTGGCGGCTTGGGCCATGGCAGGCGCTTGGGCTGCGGCTTGCTGCTGCTGCATCTGCTGCTGCTCTTGCTGCACTTCCTGCTGCGCCTTGTCGCTCGGGACAACCACCTTCGGGTTTACCCCGAACATATCGGCGTAGTCGTCGATGATCGCCATGGGGTCGATCTTGTGGCGCACCTCGGGCCAGATCTGGGCCATCTGCCCGGCCGTCATGAGGAGCTTGTCGTTGCCCGCCGCAGCCACAGCACGCTGGGCCTGCGCCAGGGTGGACACGAACTCGATCTCCAAGTCCTTGCCTTGCAGTTCCGGCGGCGGCGCGAGCCGGCCCACCAGCAGCTTGGCATCAACCAGCCGGTCAAAGGTCATGTTCACCAGCGGCGACAGCAACTCGTTTTGCAGGCGCTCCAGCACCGGGCCAAGCATCAGCAGCTTTTCCTCATGCCGCTCGGCCACTTCGGTGGCGGTAATGCCCGAGCGGTCGTCGTTGGCCATCATCAGGAACAGGTCAGCGAAGTAGCCGGTCTTGATCCGCTCGCGGGTGTCCTGGATGTCCGTGAGCAGATACTGCAGGTTCAGGTTGACCTCGTACGCCGGGCGAACCCCGCCGCCTTGCGTGGTCGCGTCCACGAACATCACACCGCCCGGGAAGCGCTTGTTGGCCTGATCCTTGTACGCGACCGGCACCTGCAGGGGCGGGTTGACCTGGTAGTCGATGGCTTGGGCCTTGCGCAGTTGCTCGTGCTGCAGCTGCTTGACGTCCCCCAGCACGTCCATGCCGGGACTGCGGCCGTAGATGTCGTTGCCGGTCACCACCCACCTGGGGCACAGACCGGGGAAACGCTTGAAGCCCGACTCCGACAGATAGCGGTCCCAGTTGTCGCTGGACGGCTCAAAGTAGATCGACTCAAACGGCATGTTCAAGTTGTCCGCCTTGCCAAGCTGGATCTTGTCCTCGTCCCGCGGCTGGATGACGTGATAGACCGGAACCCAAGAATCCAAGGTCCCACGGTCGAACAAGTTCATCACCATGGGGCTGACGCGATCCTTGCCGAACTGGCGAACCATCTGGCCAACCGACATCTGAAAGCGCCGGATCAGCGTATCCACCACGCCCCGGTCATTGGTCGCCAGCGCATACTCGCCCACCGTCATCGGGTAGTGGTGGATGACGTTTTCGAAGTCCGGCCGCACGAAGTCCGCCCAGGTGCCAAACGCCCCAAGCTCTTCGTAGCATTGGTGCAGGGCGTTGTACGTGTTGCCGGCGGCAAATACCGCCCGCATCATTTCGGCCACGTCGTACAGCCACTGCTTGACCGGGCCGTATGCCATCAGGTCGCGGTCCTGGATGCCCAGGCGAAACCACGGCCGGGCTGGGCTGGTCATGCCCGACATCATCCCGGCGGCCAGCGTGCGGTGGGCGAAGATCGCCGTGTTGTCGTAAATCGAGTTGTGGCGTTTGTTGCCCTTGTTCGTGTCGGTCCAGAAGAACCGGCCAGCGCGGGGCATCTGGTAGGCGGCAATTTCCCGCCAGTGTTCGTCCCAGCTGGCGCGCTCAGTCCACAGCGCCTGCTGCCTGCGCAAGAGCCGGGCGCGGCGATCCAACGAGCCGCCGTTGTCGCTGGCAACCGTTGCCACCGCTTAGCCTCCCAGCAGCGTGCTGCCGCCGGTGTTGAGCGAACCGGCCGCGACCCCTTGCGTGCCAGTGAGCACCGAGCCGCCACCATAGCCCGCAGCGCCTTGGCGGGCTTTGCGCAAGTCAGCCGCCGAGTCAGGCGTTTGCACAGGTGCCGGCGGCGGTGGAGGGGGCGGAATCTTGGGGGCGCTGAGACACATAGTTCAAACCTCGTTCAACGGGGGACAGTTCCAACAGGTGCGCGCAGGTCGGGCGAGAAGCCACTCCCACCAATGCCAGTGCCGGCCGGGCCATTGGCGGCGCGAGCCCCACCCAGAACGCTGCCGCCCGGAATGACCGTTTGCAGCCTCGCCCCACTGGCGCCCAGCACCGAGGAAGGCGAACTACCGCCTCCAATGGAAACAGGATTGCTAGCGGCGATGCTCATGCGATCGCCCGATCCGACAGCGCACATGGCGGGCATTCTGTTGGCCCGCCCGCGAGGCACGGGCACTACAGGCTGCGGTAGGGGTCGTAAGTGTCCACGTCGTAGCCGATGCCCGTATGCACCGAGAAGCCCATCTCGTCGGCCAGATGCCGCAGCCCCCGCTCCTGGTCGCGTGTAACCGGGAATGCGAAAGTCAGGGCCAGCGCATCCCCGCCATCCGGGGAGCGCTTGATGCGTTTCTTGATGTCGTCCTTGGGCTCCAGCACGATCTGGTCGGTCGGGCTGAACCAATAGGTGGGAGCGGCCAAGTCCTGCTTGAGATCGCCGTCGTTGGGAATGCAGCCGCCCGAAAGCACCCAGTCGCGCATCTCAAACCACATCTCGGCTCGCCGGTTGACGTAGCGCGGCTTGATGGCCTTGCCGCCAAAATGCACGCCAACGACGTCATGCTGCAGCTGGCGCAGCCGGTCAATCACACCCGAGCCGTTGCCCTCGTCAACGAAGACCGCATCCGGGCGCCAAGTCTTGATCTGCTGGCTAATGTGCCCGGCCAAGGTCATGTTATCCATGCCGTGGAAGGTCAGCGGCTTGTCAACGAACAGCCCCTGACGCCTAATGATCACGCTGCGGTCGTCGCCAAACCGGGCAGGATCCACGCCCAGGATGCGCGGCGCCCATTGGTAGTCCTGGGCGTTAAGGTGCCGGTGCGCCGCCGCCTCGACGTCGGACAAGGGGATGAGCTGGTCCTCGCCGGCCGCGCTGAAGTCGCACAGATACTCTCGGGCGAACGCCGCCTCACTCATGGAACGCCGCAACCGCTCAACTTCGTCCGGGTCCAATGCGTCCGTGTCGTAGACGGTGTAGCGGGCCGAGTGCCAGTCGGCCTGCACCTGGGCTTCAAAGAACAGCTTGGAGAACAGGTTCACCCCTTTCGGGGTGCCGATGAACAGCGCCCAGCCCTTGCGGTCGGACAGCGCCGGCTGCAGGACCTCGTCCCACACCACCGGGTCCATCTGGGCGACCTCGTCCATGACGCAGCCGTCCAAGCGCACGCCGCGCATTGCATCGGGGTTGTCGGCCCCGTAGCAGCGGATCACCGCCCCATTCGTGAGCAGACGCACCCACAGTTCTGACTCGTTGATCTCGGCCATCCCGGCCACGGCCATGGGCGCCACGATCTGCTTCAACCGCGCCCAAGCAATGGCCTTGGCCTGCTTCAGCAACGGTGCAACATAGAAGAACAGGGGAAGTTCGTACGGGCAGCGCAGAGCCTTATCGACCAGCTCGCGCAGGGCCAACTCGGTCTTGCCGGCCCGGCGGTGCAGCGCCAGGACCGTGAACCTGCGACGGCGGCGGTGGCACTCCAACTGCCAGGGCCGCGGGCGGTAGTTCAGGTCCAAGACCGTCATGCCGGGGCTTGCTCGGGCGGCTGAGTGCCGTCGCCTGGAACGCCCGTAGCAATCACCACCGTGGGCTTGAGCATGTCCACGCCCTGGTCATTCATGCGCTTGATGGTGTCCTTGTTGGCCGCCAGCAGGTTCAGGGCAATGCTGGCGCTGTCGTTCGCCAGCCGGGTCAGAGCCGACACGCCCTTCAATGCCTCGACCGATGCCAGCGGATCCGCATCATCCACCTTCCCGACCTCGCTATTGGCCAAGGAACTGAGGCGATGCGCGGTCTTGGCGCCCAGATCGGCCGCATCCGCCAGACTGGCGCTGATGCTCCTCAACTTCGCCGCGAGGTTTTGCGCGTTTATCTGCGCGTCTATCGGCAAAGATTTAAGCGCAGCATCGGTTGCCACGATCATGCGGGCGACCTGCTGGACCTCCTGCGTCTTGCCTGACTTGGCCTCGCGCTGGCGGATCGACGCCTCGCTGATGCCGTACTCCTCGCCTAGCGCGCGGCGGGATTCCCCATTCATCACCCGGCGGAACAGGTCGGCCCACTGTTCCTCGGTCAACTTCGACTTGCGTCCCACCTCGTTCTTTCAGTTACCGCGCACAGCGCCAAGCCGCCGGGCTTTGGCAGCGCCGCTGACCGGTGCATATCTTGGCCACGGCGCCCTTGGAGATTTCAAACTTGGCCGACAGCCAGGAATAGCTGTAGCCTTCGTCGCGCAGTTCCAGAAGGAGATCGACCTCATGGTTTGAAAGGACAGCGCCCGGGTGTGATTCGCCAATGGGCATCCCCCGCTCGTTGACGGCGATGTGCCGGCGCAGTCGCGGTGGTTTGCGGTGGGCAAAGCTGCACGGGCTGGACAGGACAGTGCTGAACGGCAAGGCAAGCTGATGCGTATTCGCGATGCACATGGTTTCCTCCTTTCCTTGAACCTCGGGCACCCCTAGCTTTTTGCCGCTGGCCGGGCCCGATGCCAGCGGTCGTACTCAATGATGGCGTGGATCGCGGTACGCACGCCCATCTTGCTTTTCACTTTCGCCATGTGCGCGTTAATAGTCGTGTCCGCGCGGCCCATGGACAGCGCCGCAGCCTTGAGCGAGCCTTCGGTGATGTAAGCTTGCACGGTTGCCTGCTCGGTGAATGTCAGGCCCCAGGGGTTGTCGTGCGCCATGTCAGTGCCTCGCCATCAGCGGCGCCCAAGGATTCGCCTTCTGGCGCTCCCTTTCGCGCTTGGCGTCGTGGTAAGCCAGCAGCAGCAGAATGGTGTTGCCGTGTCCTGTGCGCTTGCAGGCTTGGTACAGCGTCTGGCCCACGGTCTGGGTGTTCTTGCCCATCTCGGCGGCGACGTAGCTAACCCGGCCCAAGCGGCACAGGGCCTCAACGATGGCCTGCTGGTTCACCGTCAACCCAAGAAGCGTGCCCTCTTTCTTGCCGTAATGGCGCACATGACGGCGCACCGGGTACTCGCTCATAACCGAGCTTTCAATCTCAAAGTCCTCGTCGCTCATGCCTTGACTTTCTTCAGCTCTCGTTTTTTGGCCCGGTAGTGCGCCGCGATCTGACGCAGCGCTCCTTCAGTTCGGTCAGCGTCACTCGGGCCACCTCGGCAGGCTGGCGGGCCGCTTCCCGGCGCTCAGGATCGCGGCGCGGGCCTTGGCCTCCCACACATCGGCCATCTGTCGGCGATCTTCGCGGGTCAGGCTCTTGCCCTGGTCGAACTCGGGGTGGCAGGTGACGCACAGCGGAAAACACCGGCGGTCGTCGACCTTGAGGCCCATGCCCTTGCCGTGATTCGGATGTGCGGCTTGGCTCATGCCTTCCCGACCGCACCAGCTGCACGGCAGCTGGGCGACCAGCCGGCGGTACGTCTCGGAGCGCAACGGCTCCTCCTTCCTGACAGGGTGGCCAGTCGTGCCGGCGTAGGTCCCGCAGCGCACGGCCTTGGGCAGCGGCTGCGGCTCGCGCTCGGCCGGCGCTGGGTGCAGCGCGGCGCGGCGCTTGGCGCTCATAGACCGCAAAGGGGTGCGCTTCATGCATCGAACTCCGCGAGGATTTCGTGCACCATCAGCCCGGCCTGCGTCGGGTTCAGGTGCTTCCAGAGGTAGGGGGCGGCGTGCTCGCCGCGCAGGAACGCGATGGCGCCGGCCGTGAACTCCATGAAGGCGTCCTGGTCGGCCTCGCGGTAGCTGATCGACTTGGGGAGCGGGACGATTCCGCCCTTGGCGCCTGGCACCCAGTCCACCCACGCGGCGCCGATCTTGATCCAGTTGACGAACTGATCGAAGTCGGTGAACCGCTCCTGCGCGTCGAAGACCGCCTGGAGGATCGCCATGGTGCGGCGGTGGTACGGGCCGGAACGGTCCTGCTTCACGCCCAGGCGGAACAACTCGCCGACCTCAGCACGGGTGATGCGGGCCCAGAGGCGGCGCCAGACCGACCTCCCCTGCTTGCCGTGGCCGTCCACGACCTGGAACAGGAACCGGCGCACCGCAGCCAGCTCGGCCTCGCTGAAGCCGTCCAAGCTGGCCTGCTTGACGAGCATGACCTCGCTCATGCCAGCACCCCAAGCGCTCGCAGCGCGGCCTCGGCGCTGTCCACCAGGGCCACAGGGCCACCGCGCCAGTTCTCCTGCCACCGACGCTGGTTGACGTTAAATCCGCGTCGGCCGTAGGCGGTCTTGGGGTTCTTGATCTCCATCAGGAGGGTGATGCCCCGGAATCCGCAGATCAGATCCGGGAACCCGCGACCCACATGCGACATGTCGATGACACTGGCGCCGGCTCTCTCAAGCGCTTGGACTACCTCGTCGTGGTTGGCGTCTTTCTTGGCTCCGTACTTCAACCTTGCCTCCACTGCTGCACTGCCAGCCCGCTGAGCGCCGCCGCTGGCCAAATGGCACTCGTAGGAGCAGAAGCGCTTGGTCATGCTGGGGAACTTGCTGAATTCGGTCCCGCATCGCTCGCACTGCACGACGACAGAGCGGATGACCTTGGGGTTGGCCACGCGCGGCGGCTTGGCCAGTCGAAGCGTGAGTTGCTTCTTCGGAAGCGCCCTCGGCTTGGACGCGTGGTAACAGGCTTGAGAGCAGAATTTCCTCTGCTTGTTGTAGTGCTGGAACTCTGCTTGGCACATCTGGCATACACGGCGCCCCGCGTTCCTAAAGTTCGGATTTCCAGCCCCCACATAGGACCTTCGAGTCACGCCTTTGCCTCCTTCTTGGCCCGCAGCCGCAGGTACTCCTCGCGCATCTCGCTCGGCAGCTTCTCCAGCAGGCCGTCGTACTGGCCGCCGGTCATAAGCATGTGCAAGCGGTGCAGCGCGTAGGCGCGGAAGCCACGCACCGTGTACATCCCAGCCAAGTGCTGGGCAGCCTCTTCGATCTCTTCTGCCCAGTTCATGGCGTGGCCACATGAGGAAAGTTGGGGAAGAACAGCGGGCCGTCACTCTCGCTGCCGATGAACTGCTTGCTGTCCTTGTGGAACCACAAGCCGATGGTCGGCTCGTGTTCACCATGGCGCTGCTTGCGGCACAGCAGGTAGGTGTCCGGCTCAGCTAGCTTGGGACTCACGCGCTTGCCGGCCTTGATCTCATCTTCCTTGCCCTTGTTGCGCCAGATCAGCATCACGTTGTCCACGAAGTCCGTGATCGAGCCGGAGCCCTTGGTGTCGTGCTTGTCGGGAATCGCGTTCTCGTTCGCGGGCTTGCGCAAGTGGTGGACGATATGCACATGGGCCGCGTTGTCGCGGGCCAGCGCCGTGCACTCGTCCACGAACGCCTTTTGTCCGTTGAAGTCGTCCTCGCCACGCACGCACTTGGCCAGGTTGTCGATGACGACGTGCGTGCAGCCCAACTCCTTGGCCGAGTAGCGGGCCATGCCGATCACGGTGCGGGCGTCCACCGTCCCCTGCTGGTCGTACAGCCACAGCCGTCCAGTCGCCCAGTCGCGGAACTGGTACAGGAGGTCCACCAGCGCCTCGACGCCTTCGCTGTCTTGGTACTCGGGACTGTAGGGGTCGGTCTGGGCGAACATCCGCGCCATCAGGGCGATGGTCACGGCCGGCTTCATCTCGAACGAGGCCACCACGATCTTCTGGCCCTGGCCGATCAGCGACAGCACGACCTGGCTGACCAGACCGGTCTTGCCGTGGCCGTTCTGACCGGCCCACAGCGTTACCTCGCCGGGGCGGAAGTGAAACAGGTCGCGGGCCTTCGCCCAGGGCAGCGAAACCTTCGGCGTCTTGTCGGGGTTGCGCAGCCGGTGCACAAGCTCGTCCACCCATTCGCCGACCGGCTTCACGTTGCGCTTCGCGTCGGTTTCCTTCTCCCACAGCGAGAAGTCAATGTCGTCCCGCAGGATCAGATCGTCCACAGGCTCTCCCACTCGCGGCGCAGCGCGATCTCTTCGGCTTGGGTTGTCGGATTGGTCATGGCCTTCGGGCCCCACTTGTCGCTAGCCCCGATCAGCTTCGCGCCCACCCGCTGCAGCTCGGTTAGCACCTGAAAGGCGACGTCGCCCTCGTGGTTCATGCGGTGCACCACGACCGGCAGGCCGGCCATCACAGCCCAGTCCATGCCAGACACCGGGATGCGCGGGTTCACACGCACGACAGTCGGGCCGTCCTCCAGCCAACGTGCGCCCTCGCCGATCAGGACGCGCACCCAGCCGCCGGGCTTGTAGCCCTCGGTGCGCAAAGCGCGGATGTGGGACAGGCTCATCAGACGACTCCTGCGAGGCCGTTGGACGGTGGGGCGGATCGACCACGGTTCGGCGTGTCCTGGGCCTTCTGCAGCCAGCGGACAGCGAATGCCGCAACCCCGCGTGCGGTCTTGCGGTTCTGAGGGTTGGCCAGCGACCAGGCGCGCATCTCGCGCAGCTCCTGCTCGACTTCGGCAGCCGGGAAGGTGGCGATCCACTCCTGCACCTGCTGGACAGGGACAGCCCACTCGCTGCCGTCGTTCAGCGGAATGGCGAAGCCGGAAGCCGGCGCGGAGCCGACAGGCTCGGCGCTATCTTCTTTCTGCTTCTGTTTCTGCTTCTGTTCCTGTTTCTGGTTAAGCAAGGGTTGCGAAAGGGTTTCGGAAGGGTTGTGCGCGGCAGGCGCTTCCAACCCCAGCGATGGTCCGCAAACCCGCATGAATGCTTGCTTCCAGCCGCATGAGTCGGGTACGGACTGGGCCTGTTTTTCGGCTGCCTTGCGCTGGTTCGGGTTCTCGGGCGGATTCCAGTCCAGAAACTTGCTAATCCAGACCCATTTCGAGGTTTCGCAACGGTTGGCGAACCCTTGGCGAAGGGTTTCATTGAACGCTTCGGCAACCCTTTCGGCGGTCCACTGCAAGTCTTCGCAGGCGTACCCGTCAGGCAGGCGGAAGACGCCGGCAATGGTGCAGTGCTTGCAGGTCAGCAGGTACAGGGTGAGCGCCCGTCCGTCCTCGCTCATGGAACGGAAGTCCTCGCTCTCCCAAATGCGGGTGAAGACCTTGCCGTAGTCACGCATTGCGGCCGCCTCCTACGCGCTTCATCAGTACCGTCCTACGGCTGCTCAGCTTGCCCGCCTGGCACACTTGCGGAACGCTGGGGAACGTCTGCGTCATTGAACGACGCTCCATTTCCTCGCGCCGGCCGTGCCGTTGCCCTTGACGCGCATGCCGATCTCGATGCAGCGAATGCGACCACGCCGCGCCAGGCTGGAGAAGACCGAGCCCCAAGCCCGCGCGTCATGCGCCTGCAGGTCTGATCGCCCCACCCTCTCAGCCGCCGTCACGATGGCCTCACCCCAGCTTGGGCCGTACTCACGAAGCCACTGCAGCACGAAGGTGCGAGCAGCGTCGGTAGAGAAACCCAAGCTCTCGGCCTTGTCGGCGCAAGCCTGGGCCGCGCGTTCGCCTTGGGCGATGGCGTCGTCGATGGACAGCTGCAGGCCGGTCATGCCGCCGCCCTCGTCGCAGTCTTCAGGAGCGCCTGCAGATGCGGCATCATGTCCGCCAGCTGCGTCACGGCCCTCGCCCGCTTAGTGTCGTCATCCTCCAGGAACGTCTCGACCAGCCAGTAGATCGGCCGCTTGTCGCCAGTCGCTCGGATCAGTGCCGGCAGCATGTGCACCGGGAAGTGCACTGGGTCATTCGGGTTGTCGGAGAGCTTGCGGGAAAGCTCCGAACTGGTCATATCCAGGTCAGCCGCCACCGCCTTGAGCGCACGCCCGCAGCTGTAGACGCTGGCGCGCACCACATCGCGGAAGTCGGGGAATTGCTCTGTGAGCCCTGCTTCGAAGTTGATCTCGACTTGGCGCATGAATGCTCCTGAGACAAGGTTTCAGTGCGTTTCAGGTCGCCCGCCGAGCAAAATTTTTTTGATGCTCAACAGCCGACGAGGAAGAAAAACGCCCAGCGCGCGATGCGCCGGGCAAAGCCGTGCCCCAGTGGGAGACATAGGCACGGAGGGAGGTTTGCATGGGTCAAGCCTTCGCCTTGACTGCATCGGGCTTGCGATTGGCGGGCTTGTCCGCCTTCAAGCGACCACGCGATGCGATCTCCAGTTGGTATTGCCGGCCCTCGGGTATCGCGTCCTTCTCGAACCACTCAAAAACGGACGGCTGCGTGCAGCCCAAAACCCGGGCGATCTCGGACTGAGAGCCGAAAAATGAGAGCACTTCCTGTGGTGTCATACCCTCATTTTCGGCATGCCGATACTTTTGTCAATAGGTATCCCGAAAAACAGAGGATGCACACTCGGCTAGTGGTCACTTACCCCAAGTTCGACACATTCCACCAGCGCCTTCGGTACTGGCGCGAGCAGAAGTTTCCTGACAAGGGCGGTCAGGGAATGTTGGCTAAGGCTGTGGGCATCAAGCAGTCGAGCATGTCCGCCTTGGAAAGCGGCAACACCAAGATGCCGATGGCTGACGTATTTATGCGGCTATGCGATGCACTTGAAGTGCGGCCTAAGTACCTGCTGTTCGGCGAAGGGCCGGCACAGAGCCAGCACTTCCAAGAATTGAACGGCTTAGAAGCGCAGCTGGTGATGATCTTTCGCCAGCTTCCGACAGAAGGAATGCGCGACGCGATGCTCATCGATGCGAACGATCGACTTAACCGCGTTTCATCTCCTGTGCCGTCAAGGGCGAACCCGTATCCCACGGTCCCACCGCCACCGCTTGCCACAAGCAAGCGCCTTAAAAAGACAACCTAATCGCGCCCGTGCGGTTCGCGGGTAAAAGAGGAGGACGGCAAATGAAGACGGTTTCCGGGATCATGGCGCTTGCCATGTTGGCGGGGTGCGCAACAGCGTCTAAAGACGTAGCAACGGCTTACGTTTCACCGATGCAATACCAAAGCTACGACTGCGATCAGCTCTCAGCCGAAGCGCAGCGGCTTAACGTGCGAGTGCAGCAAATTGGTGGGCGATTAGACGAAGCGGCCAGCCACGACAAGGCTATTGCAGGTGTGGGCATCGTTCTGTTCTGGCCTGCCCTCTTCGCCCTGGGGGGCACGAAGCAGCAGGAAGCAGAGTACGCCAGGCTGCGCGGGGAAGCAGACGCCTTGCAGCAAGCCGCGATTGCTCGCAAGTGCCCAATCGCTGTCCAACCGACATCCCAGCCCGTAGCGATGCAGCCTGCGACAGCAACAAACTAGACAAACAACAACCTTTCCTGCGCCGCCCACGAAGGCGGCTTTTTTTCGTCCCCGCGAAATTATTTTCGGCATGCCTATTGACACAGCGTTAGGCATGCCGATAATTACTCCATCGCCTCACGGTAGGGGCGCAGGAGAGACAGATGGCAAACCTTCCCCAACCTGGCAAGCGCATTGGCGCAGTTGACGGTCCTGGCGTTTTCCCGTCCGACAACGCTGGCACGGTGCTGTGTCACGTTACTGGCGAGTTCCACACCTATGCGCTGGTGCTGATGGATGACGGATCCACCAAGGATTGCCACGGCGTCACCGAGCGCGGCATCGGCTGGTATGTCTTGACTGCGGAGGCCGCATGAACCTCCCCATCGACCTGATCGAGCGAGCACCGCAAGACCTTGAGGTGTCGTTCAGCGCTAAGGGTGGCTATCGCGTCCTTGGATGGCTGGAAAAGCTGGACGAAAGCGCAAGCATCCGCGTTGGCTTTGACCGTGGCTCTGTGCGAGTGGACTTGAACTCCACAAACTGCCGCGACCTCGCTGCTTTCCTTTTGGTTGCAGCTGACGAACTGGAGGCCCGCAATGCGTGACTACCTTGACGCGGCGATGTGCCTCGCCCTGTTTGCCGCTATCGGCGTTTTGATGGCTTGGCGCGGGTGATATGCAAGTCCTGCGCCGCACACTCCCCACCCGCAGCCTAATGGACCCAAACAAGGCCACGCGGCTGGAGTACCGCAACCACGCGAACACCGACGTTGCGGCGACTTTCGCCCGCGTCCGTGCCGAGCTGCCCCAGCCTGCCAACGTCAAGCCCATTCGGAGGAAAGCATGAGCGACCTCAAGGGATACGCCTTGGCACAGGCTGCCTACGAACGCCAGCAGCCCGACTACTGGAACGACGAGGGCTGGTGCGAATGCGCGGCCTGCAACGGTACTGGCCTTATCGGTAACGACACCGAGGAAGAGTGCGCTCTGTGCGCTGGTGAAGGCGGCTGGGACGACGAGGGCATGCCCATCAGCCGCGCTGACTACGACCGCCGCATCGACCGCGAGGCCGACGAGTACGCGGCGTCTCGCTACGAGGACCGGAGGGATGCATGACCCAGTGCTGCAACCGCTGCAACCAGGGCAGGACTGTTTGCCCCTGTCCTGCTGCGTGCAACCTGCCCGAGCAAGACGACGACTACCCCCAGCAGTTGAGCAGCGCCATCTTTGGTGCCGTGCTGATCCTCATCTTGCTGGTCGCTTTCTATGCGGTGGTCTGCCAGTTTGCAGAACTGCCGCTGTAACCCAAAGGACAAGATCATGGACGAAAACACTACCTTCGAACTGCTGGAAATCGAAACTCCCGCCGACTCCGCGCAACAGTCGGCACCCCTCGCGCTGCAAGACAACAGCCCGATGGCCCACATGATGCATGCCCTTGACCGGGGGCTGGACCTAGACAAGGTCGCGCAGATGATGGAACTGCAGGAACGCTGGGAGCGGCGCGAGGCTGAAAAGGCATTCCGCTCTGACTTCGCAGCTTTTCGGGGCGAGAACGTCATCATTCCCAAGACCCGCCACGTTGACCGCGGCCGGGGCGGCTCGTTCGACCAAGCCGAGTACGACGAAGTCTGCCGCAGGCTGTCCCCTGCCCTTTCGCGCCACGGCTTCAGCTTCCGCCACGACCAGAAGTTTGGGGTACGCCGGATCATGGTGGACGGCGCGGAAAGCGATGTCGGCTGGGTGTGGGTGACTTGCCACCTGGAACACCGCAAGGGCCACACCGAATCGCTGGAGCTGGAAGGCCCGCCCGGCGACCTCACGGTAAACACGCCCACGCAAAACATGCAGGTCACGGCCAGCTACCTCAAGCGGCAGTCCCTGCTGGCGATCACAGGCACCGCGACGGGAGGCGAGGACGACGAAGCCAGGATGCGCAAGCGTGAAGAGACGGGCCAAGACGAAGGCACCGAGTCTGAACTGCAAGCCGGCCGTGATGCTGCGATGCAGGGGATGCAGGCCCTGACGGCATGGTGGGGCAAGTTGGATGCGAAGACCCGCGGACGCCTGCAGGCCGATTTCGGGCAAATGCGCCGGGCCGCGCAGGAAGCGGACAAGAAGGCTGCCGGAGGAGGCGAGCATGTCCAAGGCTGGAGCAGCGGATCAAAAGTTCAGCCTTGGACATGCTCGCCTCCTCCGGCAGCCTTCTTGTCCGCTTCCT